CCGAACAGTTTGGATCACGCGGGCCAGTTGCATTCGGCCTTTTTTATGGATTACTTCAACGACGTTCTCTCACTCAGCAACCTCTACCCGCTGAATGACCCGTCTGAGCCCACCCGAATACCAGAGCAATCAAATGGTGAATGGTGGGAAAGGGCTGACTTTCATGTTCTGGCTTATGAGGCTGTTGTTGAAACCATTCAGGACTCCATTGCCACCAGCGTGGAGATCAAGCTCGAAACCAACGACGGCCTGGCCGCCGACTTCACAGTAGTTGAACCCTAAAACTTATCAGCCGAGAGGTCCGCGGCCAGTCTTACCGAATAAAGGAGAAACCCTTGTCCACACAGATACCGCCTCTCGCCTTGAGCAACATCATCGACATCTCGGTCACGGTGTCGCCATCGACCCCGGCCGTGAACCCTTTCAATATCGGCCTGTTCGTAGGCCCCTCGACCGTAATCCCAAGCTACGGGGCAAACTCCCGCGTTCAGACGTTCACCTCACCCGCTACTGTACTGGCTGCTGGGTTCTCACTGTCAAGCCCGGAGTACCTGGCCTCGCTGATCTACTTTGATCAGACGCCCACGGCCGCCAAGTTTGCTCTCGGACGGCAGGACCTCACCGCGCTGCAGACCGTTACGGTCGCGGGCCGCACGGTTACAGACGGCGTGATGACGCTGCACGACACAACGCTGGACAGCGCCACAGCTGATTTTGTAACGGGCGACGTCGGGTCCATCGTAATTGTCGAGGGCGCGGGCACAGCAGGTGCGGCGCTTGTAACTACGATTTCAACCATTACAAGCACAACGGCATGCGTACTTGCAACGGAGTCCTTAACAGCCGTCACCGGCGCGCAGACCAGCATCGGATTTACTGGTTCTGGCTACAATGCGAACGATCTCGTGACGGTGACGCAGGCCGGTGGCAACTACGGCACCGTAAAAGTGCTGACTGTCGGCATCAGTGGTCAGGTACTGACGGCTGCAGTTGTCTCCGGGCAGCAGGGCACTGGGTACACCGTAGCCAGCAGCCTACCGACGGTCGCAGTTTCGCCGGCAACCGGCACGGGGCTTGAGGTGAACATTACCGCAGTCGGTGAGACGTTGCTTGAGGCCGTTACGGCTTGCCGCGCTGCGAGCGGCCTGTGGTACGGGCTGGCGGTTAACGCGCCCACGCTCACGGACAACTTGTATATTGCAGAGTGGGCCGATCCGCAGTGGCAGAGCACGCGCTACTACGCCTACTCCGGTGATGCGGCCATTCCAGCCGGCACTCCAAGCAACCTGGCCCTGCAACTTCAGACTTTGAATCTGCGTGTCATCGGGCAGTACGCCACTACGCAAAGCGGCCTCTACCCCAATAACGTCTATGCCGCTGTCGCGGCCATGGGCGTCGAGATGGGATTGCAGACCGGGCTTGCTAACAGTTTCTTCACGTTGGCGCACAAGACCCTAGCCGGCATTGCACCGGAGCCGCTCACGCAGACACAGTACCAGAATATCGTGTCTTCAGGCTTCAACGTGTACGGCAATTTCCAGGCGTACCAACTGGAGGAGCCTGGGTTCATGTCCAACGGCGCGCCGAGCTACCTGTGGCTGTACCTGGCCATCCTTGTGGCTGAGTTGCAGAACACTGAGATGGCCGTGCTGCAGGGCAACCCCGCCGTGGCGCAGACTAATGCCGCGCAGCAACTGTTGATTCAGGCTGCGAACGAGGCGTGTGGCGTGCTGTCGGCGATCGGCTTCCTGGCTACGGCGGCTTGGGAAGGCGCTCCAGTCAGCATCCCGGGAGTCAGTATGCAGGTGGGCCAGGCGGTGCCGTCCGGCTATCAGAACCAGTCACAGCCGTACTCCCAGCAGTCGTTGGCGAACCGCGATGCCGGCCAAGCGATGCCGATATATTCATTCGTGACGACGGCGGGCGTGGTCCAAAGCCTGATGATTGCTGTGTATGTCGAGTTGTAGTCGGCTAAGTTTCAAGGATAGGGTCTCGAGCCCGACAAGCGCGGAAATGTCCACCGCGCTTCCTTGATTTACTTTGGACTTGCAAAGGACAATGCTATGAAAGAGCCACAAGGCTGTATTTACCACGCTGTAAATAAGAAGAACAGAAAAGGCTACGTAGGACAATACGGGGGTTTACAAGTTGAGCGGCGCTGGAACGGCCATATAAAGGATGCGCGCGGCGGCTCTTCATTCTTATTTCATCGTGCACTTCGTAAGAACGGTTACGAAAAGGGATTTACTTGGGAAGTAATCTGGCACGGTTCTATTTCGAAGCTGAACAAGATGGAAACGTACTACATTAAGAAGCTTCACACGTTCGTTTCTGACCCGCTTGGTGGTGGCTATAACTTAACCATGGGCGGTGGCGGTATGCGCGGTTATAAGTACAGGCCTGCTTCAAGAAGAAAACTGTCACAGGCAGCTTCGCGGCGGTGGGAGGATGATACTTACCGAGAAGAAATGACACGTCAGAATCAATTACTTGGTGCTGACCTAGATATAAGACGTAACCGATCAAGCTACAAGCAGAACTTCTGGGATTCTAGAACTCCTAAAGAGCGAAAGACAATCGGAAAAGCTATTCATCGTGGTCATGCACGTAGAACGCCAGAAGAAAGGGCAGCGCTCAGCGTCATTCTTAGTGCTAACACGACTAAGCAATGGCAGGCTCCCGGCTTTCGTGAAACTAGGAGTGCCAGTCTCGCAGCCACGTTGGCTGCGAGGACTCCTGCAGAACGCAAAGCTAATTCAGTCATGCATCGTAAGTTGTCCAAGAAAATGTGGGCTGAAAGAACGCCAGAAGAGCGTACTGCAGTGAGTACTGCTATAATGGTTGGCCATGCTAAGAGAACTCCTGCTGAACAGGAAGCTTATTGTGAATCGCACAGAGTAGGCGCGATCAATCGTTATGCATCAATGTCATCGGAAGAGCGAAAAATTTACTGGCGTAAGACGCACCCAAACGGAAATCACCCTAAAGAAAAGAACGTCTAAGGAGGCATCGTGGCCGCAGGAGTTACGTATTCATTCAAGAGTTTGGTCGGGGTACTGAAAAACTCGATCGTCGGAGTTGTGATACCGCTCACCGGCGGAAACATCGGGCTGGGCGGTATCACCATCCGTATGACAACCAGCCGTACCGTGCACGACGTTGCGGCCGACGGCACCGTAATGCCCAGTTACGTTGCGGGCGCCAACGGCGAGGTGGACATTGAGGTGCAGGAGACTTCCATCTTGCACAAGGCATTGCTCACTCTCTATAACGCTTTGGTGCTGCAGGCCGACCTGGATGACATCCTCGGTTGGGCGGCCACCAGTATCAGCTTCGCTTTGCTGATTGACGGCAGCGTGCATACTCTGACAGGCGTCAGCTTCGACAAGATCCCAGACAAGCCCTACCAGGCGGCCGGTCAGAAGATTACGTGGAAGCTCATGGCCGCGTCTATCACCTCGGTGTAAGGAGGCTTTATAGTGAGCGCCATCGGCTCCACGCTCAGTGCTGTCTTTGCCAGTCACACCGGGGCCACGTATTCGTTTAAGGCGCTGACCGGAGTACTGCGTAATAAGGTTCTGGGCGTCACAATTCCCTTCACTGGGAAGAACCTAGGACTAGGCGGCATCACTATACGCATGGCGGTGCCGCGTACTGTGCACGAGACAGGCGTCGATGGCGCGGTGATTCCGCTGTACGTGGCGGGCGACAACGGCGAGGTAGAAATTGAGGTGCAGCAGTCTAGCGCTTTGAACTCCAGTCTGCTGTCCCTCTACAATCGACTGCTGATGGCCGCGCAGGGCGGAGACTACACTGGGTGGGCTGCCACCAGTATCCTGTTCACGTTCGGCCCTGACGGTAGTCAGCACTATTTGACTGGACTTAGCTTTGAAAAGTTTCCAGACAAGCCGTATGCAGCTGCCGGGCAACGGGTTTCTTGGAAGATGATTGCAGCAAATATCAACAGCATTGGATAGGGCAACAAGGAGGCCCTTCACTCATGGCACAACCACGTACAAAGCAGGTAGACCTCAAGGGCCGTAAGTTTGAGCTGCGACGTCTTTCACCCGAAGTAGGCACGTTCATCCTCATGCGTATGATGGGCGTACAGATGCGAAGTGAGGCGGCACAGGAAGAGCGCGCGCCTGCAAAGCCCGCCGTGAAACCGCCCGAAATTAGCGGTGAAGCACGTGTCCGAGCGCTTAGCTTTATCGTGTTCTCCGGCGCTATTAGCTTTGAGGATTTTAAGTTTATTCAAAACGCTTGCATGCACTGTGTCTCGATTGTGAAAGTGGCCGAGGGCGAGGCCTTCCCCATGCCGATTATGAGCGACGCCGGCGAGTGGACAAAGGATGGACAGGCTGTAGTGGACGACGTGCAACTGCTGATGAACCTAACTACAGAAACTCTAGTACTCTCATATGCGGATTTTTTCGAACAGGGTTCCGCCGTCTAATAGAGGCGTCTTCGGCGGAGCAAGCCTTTGAGCCGATGGCGTTTCCGACGCTGAACCCTTTGCTTTGGCGCCCTGTTGCTGCTGGACTTTGGCGGCAATACGAGTTATATGACGGAACCTATGATATCGGCGACTTGCTTGATGCCTTGGAGTATCTGGATGTCAAGGAAGAGAACGAGCGGCGGCATCGCGCCAGTTTAAAGCAAGGAGGCACTGAGTGAGCGGAGTCATTGATGAATATATGGTTCGCCTCGGTGCGAGCATCGACCAGAGTGGTATGAACCGCTTTGCTCAGGCGCTACGTGAAGCTGCTAATGTCTCTGATGTAAGCGCGAAGTCTATAGCCGGTGCCTTCTTCAAGGCGCAGACTGAGATCGTAAGCGGGTTCCTCGCTATCGGTACAGCGGCCCTAACCATGGTAGATAAAGTTGCCATGGCCGACCAGCAGTATCGCATGTTCGCGATGCACATGTTTATTGCTAAGGACGCCGCGCGCAGTCTCAAAATTGGTATGGATGCGCTCGGAGCTTCTCTGGGTGAAATACGTTGGGACCCAACGGGTGAACTCCAGGGCCGTATGAACCAGTTGATTGCCGATCAGCGTGCCATGGCCCCGGCAGGCGATTTCGACGCCCAGATGAAAAAGGTGCGCGACCTTCGGTTCGAGTTCACGCGCATGGACGTCGAGATGCAGTACATGGGCATGAACGTCGTGCAGGCGTTTATGAAGTCGCTTGGCATGGGCCCTGACACTGCACTTATGAAGCTGCGCGAGTTCAACAAGTACATCATCGACAACATGCCGGCTATTTCCGATAAGATTGTGAAGTTATTCGGCCCGGTGTGGAAAGACCTGAAGGACGTATTTGGGGCAACGACGGCAGCGGCAAAAGCGGCCGCAGTGGCATTCACAAACTTGGTTGGTATATTCGACCCATCTGTGCAGAGCACTACGTTCAACTTAGAAAAATTTGCCGCAGCCCTTGTGGACATCGTTCACACCTTTGCAACGTGGGCAGAGAACATCGCAAAGGTTGAAGAAGGCTTGGCGCACTTGACAAGCGCGACAGCTCTTGCCGCACGCGGTAAGTTCGGCGAGGCCGGTAAAGAACTTGGTGCTGCGGGTAATGACGTCACACCGGGCAGCGTGGGAGCAGGCGTAGTACCGGGCATTATCGGCAGTTATGGTGGGTGGAAGCTCTTCAAGTTTGTCGCAAAGAAATTTGGATTTGGAGTAGCCAAGAAGGTCGTGGCAGGGGAGGCTGCCGAAGCTGTAACAGCAAGTGGCTGGGAGAGTGTCGCAGCCGGTGCAGGAATGACAGTCGGCGCCGATGTCACTGCTGGCAGCGTATTAGCGGCCGCTGGCGAGGGCGCTGCTGAAGGCTCCGTTGCAGGACCTTGGGGTGCCATTGGAATGGGCCTGCTTAGCGTCGGCGCTGCGCTGGGCGGTAGCTACGTCCTGTCTAATTTGATGGACAAGGTTTTCGGAACAAAAGGTTCTGGTAACTTAACACAGTCAAGCGCTACTCCAGATCTTATCGCCGCAATGATGAAGCAAGAAAGCGGCGGAAATCAGCAAGCGATTAGTTCTAAAGGCGCCATTGGCGTGATGCAATTAATGCCCGGAACGGCCGCTGCGTTGGGCGTCGATCCGTACAATCGTGAGCAGAATATAGCGGGCGGAACTGAACTTATGAACCGCTTGCTAAAGCAGTACCACGGTAACTTACCAGAAGCACTCGGTGCTTACAACTGGAACCCCCAGGGTATGGATAGGTTTCTAGCCGGCAAAGCCACGATGCCGTCCGAGACTCAGAATTACATTTCAAGTGTTCTACGTAACAAGGGCGCAACGGGAAGCGTGGCGGTAGGTCCGATCACCATAAACATTGCGCACCCTGATGCCGAAACAGCAGCTAACACAGCCATCAATCGCTTGCAGGATATGCAGGGCAAGGCTGTGCAGCGTAACCTAGCCTACCAAGCTGACTTGGCGTACGACTACTAAGAGAGAGAGGAGGCTGACAGGTGGGAAGCGTGGCAGTAGTGCCCGCCGCATGGCGGCCTCCGCAGTGGTCTCAACCGCCGATGGTTCTTATTACAGTGCCGAAGGCGTACGTAACCAGAACTATACATGAAGCGATAACAGGATCGGTTTCTGGAACGGGTACTAATGCGGGTGCTACAGATAACCCATTCACCCTAAGCGTGGGAACGCGCGAGGGGCAACTTCCGCAGTCGTACGTCTTCGACGCGGTCACGGCCGCAGACCACA